TTGTATAGGTGTAAAATAGAGCCTTGCCCCGTGACACCACGGAAACAAGGCTCTAGAGTTTTAGCGTATGGTAACGCTTCTGATTTTACTCTTCTGCATCCTTAAAAGCAACACCAATGTTTGCAGCTCCAAGAGCGTTCATGAGTTCGTCATAACCACAATCAATTATGAACTCACGCTTATCAAGCTCAAACGAAACAAGCACCTGCGATGCCTTTACACCCAACTTTTCAGCCGCGAATTTCTTTGCTTCACGTGCGTTGCGCTCGTTAGCTTCAAACGTGATGGAAACGGGCGCTCCATCCTTTACCGCAATTGCAGTGATGTTGTAATGGTTGACCTTGCAAGCGATACCCTTAGTGTTCTTCATTTTCTTTTCCTTTCTTGTTCGGCTTTGGGCCTATCCCTTAACCGCTGTACTTACTATACAACAAAGTGACCTACAGATGCAAGCAAAATCATCGACTATTTTTGCGTATCTCGCTTGCACGTTCCGATAGTTCAACTTGCCAACGCAACAGTTCGCGTTGTTCGTCTCGCAACTTGCGTGTCTGACGCTTGATATATCCGCGCAAGATACCCAAAAGAATGGCTAGTACGAAACAGCCTACATAGACTACTGTAACAGTATGGCTATTCATACTTTACCCCCCCAAACGTGTTTCCGTTGTTTATGGCCCAACCTACGCGAACAAGTGAGTTTTGATGTTCGTTGTAAGCAAGCCATGGCACTTTGTCAATAGCACGTTTGTGTCTGTTTGGCCAATCTGCATTTAGATACGTCTGATAAGTGTTGAAACATGGTAACACGTATGTGGTTATATCGTCCACAACGCGCGTCATTGGATATGACGCTATGCCATTGATAGCGTTGTTATACACGTGTTCTAGCCCTTGAATTGTGAACTCAAACCCATGTTCTTGTAGCCATCTGTTAGCTTGTCTGTTGGTGGTTGGTGAATTCCTATATTCGTCTTTAAGAAATACGAACGGGTTTACGTGCATATATACGTCTTTGGTTACATCGTTCGGCGTGTACCCAACTATGAACGTGTAATAAGACACGAACCACTTAAAACGCGTATACTCAAGCGTGCCCGAATTCGTATAGTGGAAACGCTTTATTCCAGCGCGTCTGTACGCTTGCAGAAGTTCGCGTTGTTCGTCTCGCGTCTGATAATCGGCAAACGCATCCATTTCTACCCCTCAATTCCGTGAATTTTTGCGTATTCAGTAATTTGCTTCAGTTCGTATGCGTCAAGTTCTGCATCATCTCCATATGTTCGCATTAGATACAGCGCTATATCAACTATCGTATCAGTATCTAAAAAAACGTAAAACATCGTCAAGAATTCCCGTTGAGCGTTCAAGATTGTATAATGCGTCAATTGCGATGTTTCTAGTGTCATTCATTGCATTCACACCTACCTATCGTTGCATACTACAAAAATAGTTGTTTCGTCGCTATAGTATCTATAATCTGTTGCTATAACAATAGCAATATCATTATATTTAATTTCTGCATCTAGTGCATCAATGAATTCTATGTATTCTGAAGCGCTACCAGATATGCAAGAGAATGTAATCATTTTTGCATCTTTTACGTTTAGTGAGAATCGAGTAAATTCGTTGTCTTTTGTATTTATCTTGATAAAATCTTCAAAAGAACTTGCGAACATCTCAATCACGTGTGAGCCGTCTTTAATAAGTGTACTCATTTCTATACCTCATTTCTACTCTTAAGCGTTGCGCCCTTGCGCCCTTGCTTGACTACATAGTAACACGTTGCGCCACAAAGCGCAACAGAAATTTGGAAAATTTTGGTGCAAACGTGTGTTCGTAAAAACACGTGTTCGTTTACATATGAACATATGTACATATGTACATACTCTCATATTCCCTTAAAGCGCGCGCGGACGTCTGGTGTCGACCCCTCCAAGGCCATAACTTTTCAGTAGAATATCTCACCAAACAAAAGCGCCCAGCCTTTTGGACTGGGCGCAATGCCACGTGAAGCTATGAAAGTAATCTAATTTTGAGAAACTCGCTGGTTCCGAGATTTCTCCTATTTACTAGAGCATGGCGTTCACCTTCCTCTGTACGGCCGCATACCTAGAGCCAAGAATTGCCTTTCGCTCCGCTCCGTTTCCCAGCTTTCCAGAGACAACGAGCTTTGCAAGCTCCGTATCGCTGCCATTGAGCAGCATGTTCACGGCTCCCTGTACCTCTGAATACCTTTCGCCAAGAGCTGCCTTGCGCGAGTAGCCGTTTCCGAACTCGCCGTTTATCGCTCGCCTTGCCAGAGAGTATGCCGAGCCATCAATGGATGTGCCATTAGCTTCCTTTCCACCACCAACGTACATCTTCCAAGCGCTGGTGTCACCATAGAATATGTCTCCGTCTACGTGCATTCCTCCGATGCTGAGATTGTCGGTGAACTGCCATGCGGCAAGAGTCCATCCGTTGTGCTTGTAAGGGCACGTCTTGACGGTAGGATACATTGTGGCTCGTGACGGATAGCCTGCAAGCCAAAGTCCGCAGTTCCTCTTGACGTAATCAGAGCCGTATCCTCGGTTGTTGACGAAGTCGCTGCTCATGTAAACCCATGGATATACGCCAGTTATCGCATGGTATTCCCTGACGAACTCGTCAATGTAACGATTGTCGTTTCGCTTGTCCTCGAAGTCTAGAACAGGAATTCCCTTGCCGACGTAGTTCCTCGTCTGGGTATAGAAGTAGCGTGCTTCCCTTGCGCCACCGCTCGTTCGAGCGAAGTGGTAGAATCCGAATGGAATTCCAAGCCTGATGCACTCCTGCACGAACGAGTCGCACGACCTGTCAACGAAGCTGGTTCCCTCCGTTGCCTTCACGATGCAGAAGTCTGGCCTAGTCGCTTCCAGATTGAACCCACGCTGCCAGTTTGAGATATCGATTCCGTTTAGCATATGTGCCTACCAAGGATACGACATAGAAAGGCCTACGAAACCAGTAACGTTTGGATTATTATAACAATTTATGGTTCCGTCATTTCCAATAAAGAAAAGTTGTGGCGTTCCAGCGCTAGTAACAGCTCCAACTCCTGAATACGAGGTATCTGACCAGAAGACTTCGTCAAATACTTTTTCAGTAGTAGGACCACTTGAGAAATTTCCGCGAATATTCAAAGTAACAGTTCCGCATGAAGCAACAAAGTATAACTCAGCGCCGCTCCAATTATAGGTTTTTGCCACGTATCGCGGTGTGTAGCACCCATTCAACGCTGCGTTAATATAACTAGCTATCTTTCTTGTACCAGCTGCATTTGGATGTATACTATCGCTTTGAATGTAATCCTTGTCACCACGCAACCATTCCCAAGAATAGTTTACAACTTCCGCACCATAATAAGATGCAGCATCTCCAATGGCATATGCCTTAATGCGGCCAGCGGCATCAAGCGCTTTCCAATCATAAAGCATCGGTACGACGAATATCTTCGCGTTATTATAATGGGCAATTGCAGCCTGCATGAAGGTATTGACATAGGACTTGGCTTCGCCATCTGACATTATGTCATTTCTTCCACCAGCAACAACCAACGCATATACGTCATCTATATTGTAATCGGTGCCATCACGCGAAATGGCCGTCTGAAGCTGGTTGTAGAAGGTGCGTGTGTCAACATGCCATCCAGCACCAGAAACGGCATAGTTCTTTACTGTCCAGCCGTAGTAGTCCTGCAATGCATATGCCCATGAGGTGTTGCGAGAACTATTGTCTGCATATGAGTCTCCAAAGCAAAGTATTGTCTTCTTTTCCTTTGTCTTTGTCTTTGAGGTAAAGTCATACACAGCTTTGCTAGTGGGAATCAAAGAGCTGTTGTCTACAACGGTTGATGTTGTGTCAAGATAAGCAGCGGATTTTACGTTTGCAATAGCATCTGCGTTTGTCTTCTCCGCAGCCTTGGCCCTCGTCACCTCGTTGGCTATTGCCGTCGCGTTGTCCTGCTCCGCAGCCTTGGCCCGCGTCACCTCGTTTGCGATTTCCGTCGCGTTGTCCTGCTCCGCAGCCTTGGCCCTCGTCACCTCGTTTGCGATTTCCGTCGCGTTGTCCTGCTCCGCAGCCTTGGCCCTCGTCACCTCGTTTGCGATTTCCGTCGCGTTGTCCTGCTCCGCAGCCTTGGCCCTCGTCACCTCATTTGCGATTGCCGTCGCGTTGTCCGAGATTGCCGTCGCGTTCGCGTTTGCCTTCTCTTTTGCCTGATTTGCCGCTTCGATGGCAACTACGATGTTGTTTGAGACGGTAGTGAACTGCGAGTCAATCTTGTTCATAGCGCCGTTGTATTGGTCGCGGAGATTTGGCTTGTCTGTGTCAGTGTACAGGTCGAGTTTGTAGTTTGGTGTATAGGAAGTAGCCATTTACTAAACCCCTTTCATTGCTAGTCAATTGGCTTGAAAGCGTCATCAAGCTCAAACTCCTCTGTAAGCCATTTGCTCATTACAGCAAGTCCACGTACATTCAAGCCACAGTCAGCCAAATCTGTAACTGTCATATCAAGAGAATTTAGCTTCTTTACAGTGATTGCATGTACGGTTATGTCATTGAACATGTCTCGCTGTGACTGCTTGCTTGACGTGTACTCTCCATACTGTACGTTCCATGAGAGGGCACCAACCTGCAAGTCGTAAATCTCAGTCTTGAGCGCTGCGATTTCCGAGTCCAGCTTGTCTTTGTATCTGGCGAACTCGTCTGGAGAGACAGCGTCTATCTTCTTGATTGTGTCTGCCAGATAGTTTGCGTAATTTGCCAGCTTGTCTATCTCATAGCAGATGTGTTTCACTCGCTGCTCTGCACTGTATACGTCCCAGTAGAACTGCGGAAGTGCTGGTGTGTAGGCCGTGTACGAGCCATACGGTACGATATGGTACATTCCGCCATCACTTATGCTTTTGGGCATCATCGTCACCTCCCTTCGGCGCTAGATTTACCTTGTCTGGGTTTATTCCGAGGATTTCTACCAGCTTTGCTCCTGTCTTTGGATTCATGCACCCTATGTTCTCTATGACGCTAACAATCTCAGTGAAAGTTATATATGCGCACATTCCTGCTCCAAACGGAACGGAAACGCTAACGCCAATCGCCGTTGAGCCATATACCGATATGGCGAACTCTAGGAAGTAGCTGAGCACGATTGCGAACAGCTCTCCGAGCTTGCCGTATATGCCAACCCGCATCTTCTTCGAGTCAACGGTTCCCATGAACGTCGCTGCTATGTAGCCAGTGGCAAGGTCGAAAACAATCATTATGCATGGAATAACGACAGTCCAGTCAATTACATTCATATCTCACATCCCAATGCTAGTAGCTGTTTGTGTTAACGGTGAAAAGGCACGAGAACAGCGAACTCATGTCGTTCACAATCAACAGGTCGATATCGTTGTAGTCTTGCAGCCGCTTTGCAGTGTCAATGAAATCGGCCTGTCGAATCCTCTGGAACTCCCTGTCGTTTCCGCTGCTTGCGTAGTCTCCGTTGTCTCCGCTAAGCTGTGTCTGGGGAAAGTCAGAATAGATGTCGCGTCCCTTGTACCACTCTGAATCTCCACCAAACAGCTCTGGTGATTCTGCCATTAGCTTGTAAAGTGGGATGTACTTTGGCATTATCTCGTTCATCTTTCGTATGAACTCGTGCTTCCAGATTCCAGGCGGAACAAGCGCTATCTCACGGAACCAATAGTGGTCTGAAATCTTCTTTCTCAATCGCGCGTCCTGAGCGTCGTCGTATTTCGGCCAATCCCAACCAGTGAACGAATCGTCGCAGAACTTGTCGTTAATCAGTTCGCATAGCTGAATCGTAACTACTGCGTGGTAATCTGGATAGGCGCATTCGTTGTCAAGCTCAATGTTGTCGGTGATTCTCATTCTAGTCACACGCTTCCAGTTGCGACTTTACGTTGTGCGCAAGGTTCCAGTTCTGGCTTTCGTTGTCCTGACGCATCACGACTTCGATTGGTTCCTTGAGATACGCGCCGAACCTCTCGTTCAGCTCCCTTGCCGCTTTCCTTCGCTCGATAAGGCATGATTCTAGAACAAGCTCGGATGGCGCCTTCTGCGCTCGAATCTCGTCCTCGGTCATTCGCTCCTGCTTCATCGTCGTGTTGGTCAAGCCAAGCATGGTGTATATTCGGCTCCATATGTTCTGCTCGTCAACTGCCAACTGCTCGCCGATGAACTCCACGCCAGTAGACATTGCTTCGTATCCGATTTGTTGAATGTCATCCGTTGCAAGAATGGCAGGCTCTCCACCAGCAACCTGCTTGAACAGGTTGACCATGTCCTGCCTTCTCTCCTGCGGTCCAGTGAGTATGAACGGAATCTGCTGGTGCATCCTGTTCATGCGTCGCGTCAGTCGCAGGTGCGTGAGCTCGTTTGCGTACAGCCTTATTCCATCCATGAGAGGATAGCGCGTCTCGTTGTCGAACACGACTACGCCGTTCTTTGCGTCACACGAGTACCTGCTGCCGTTCTGTCCGATTGCAAGCCATCGTATCGGCCTGTCGTACATGTTCGGCTGTCCCTGCTGCGCGCATTGGAGGGAGAGGAACGTTCCCTCCATCTTGCGCGGGAATGCGATGGAAGCCATTCCCTGCGTCACGAGAGTCAGCTCAAGATAGCGCTCGTCGCATGTTTCAGGAAGATTAATCCAGCGGAAGCGGCTCAGCGCCATCTTTGTGATGATGTCTACATAGTATAGATATGTGCGCTGGTTGGCTGACGCGCTTTGCCAATACTCCCAGTTTCCGTAATCGGCGCGACCGTTCCAAGGATTCGGAGCGTTGCGCTTCTTGCCGCCACGTCTGCTCATGCCTACACCTCGTTTCCGCTCTCGTCTATTCTAGCAAGGTTCAGCGGGGCTGACAACACCTGCTTCAGGACGCTGTTCGCATCGTCTCGCAGCGAGTCGTATGCGGCGCACTGGGCGTTCATAGTCTGAATCTCCGTGGCCTGAACCACCTTGGTGTGCTCGTCGTTGTGCGCCACTTCGACATAATAGTCGATTAGAGACTGAATCTCCGCGTCGGTCATTCCTTGGAACGTGCTCAGTTTCAGAAGCTCGTGGACGGAGCGCTGCACTGGCTGCTTGCCACTCGTCTCTCCGCTCTCGGTGGTTCCAGTTACGTCTGCTGTGGTGCCAGTTTCCTCCGCAGTTGTCTTGGTGCTCTCGTCGGTCGTACTGGAAGCGTTGTCAGTTGTCATATATTCCCACCTTTCCGATTTCGTCTGGGTTTGACCAGACGGTCACGCCATTCTCGAACACCCTCTGTATAGCCGCACCTATCTCAGAGCTTGCCACGTTTCGGACGTCAACCCAAATGTCCGACGCCTTCCAATAGGTGAAGTGCTTCATTAGGTTAAGCCCGCTGGATTCAACGTCCCATATTTGGTTAAGCGCATATCCGTATCGAGCGAACTGGGCTGCCGTCTGCGCTATGGCAGAATCGCTCTGCGTCCTCAGCCTGAACTGTATTCCGTTCTGCCCATAGTACATGTTGGTGCCATCGCCGCTTGTCTCAGTCAGCTGGACTGGCGCTCCACGTCGTGCGTCGAGAAGCCTGTTTCTGGAAGTGTCCTGAGCAGTCTCTAGCGTTTCCTTGGCATTGATTACGCCTATCTCCCTAGACCTCGTGCTGTTGGCGTTGCTCGTTGCAAGCGTGTTGTCAGCGTCGGATATGCTCTCCGCATGGGTTCGACTTGCGTTTGCGACGCTTGTGTCGTACTGACGATTGGCGTTGGTTACCGCCGTGTTGCGAGTCCTTGCGCTGTTTCCAGTCTGAGTTGCGTACAGGTTCGATGCATTTGTGGTAGCCGCGCTGTAGTTGTTGTCACGCTGCGTTCCTAGAGCCGCGTTGTTGTTGTTCGTCTGGTTGGTGCGTGCCTTGTTCATTCGGTCGGTGTTCTGCTGACCAGCCATGATGTGCCTGCCAACGATGTTGCTGTTTGCGTTGGTTGTGGCGTCGGTTACGTCAGACGCCGCCTGAGCCATCATGGATGCGTTGGAGTTGGCCGCATCCGCGCTTATCGAACTGGTAACCCATCCAGAGACACCACCAGCAATGGCACCTATGGCGCCCATCACTGGGTCACCACCACCTGCCATCGCACCAGAAACGGCTCCGCTTGCGATGCTTGACGCTATCCCAGCCTGCCCAGATGTCTTTGTCGTTGCGATTGAGACTTGGGTATTGGTTTCGGTGGTGGATATGGAGACATAGTTGGAGTCGTTGGTGTCTCCACGAGCTATCGTGTTCTGGTTAATCATCACATAGGATGAAGCCGAGTTTGCTTCGCTCGCGTTTGCAGATGCGGCAGCTATCGTGGCGTTCGTGTTTGAGCGAGCGGCACTAGCCATGTTGTTGGTGTTCGTTTGCGTGGTTGCTGCCATCGCGTTTGCGTTTGCCTGTTCAGTATTGGCCGAGTCTACGGCATTGCTGTTTGCGGTCGATGCGGATGCGTTCGCATTGGCCTGAGCCGTGTTTGCGTCACCAACGCTGATTTCGTGAGAGTTACTTGCGGATGCCACTCCGTTTACGTATCCGAGATTGGCCGAGCGTACTGCGTTATGGTACGCGGTCAGTGCAAGCTCTCTAGCGTTGGCGAACGAGCTTGAATACGAGTCGAGCATGTATGAGGTCTCTGCGTCGATGTACAGTGCGAACGTGGGAATGCCCAGCTCGAACAGCAGGCTTCCCCAGTCTCCGTTTGGAATCTGTCTGTCAAGTTCGTCTCCGTTCAGGTTCTTCCACACGTAGCTCTGCGAGCCTTCGCCATTCACGCCAGTGAGGTACACGCGGCAGTCCAGTATCGGAAACGCAACGCTGGTAAGAAGCCTTGTACCAATGGAGCTGGTGTTCTCTATTCGAATCTCGGACGTCTTTCCAGAGTTGTCGGACACCTCGATGCGCGAGTATGGGAAAGTGTACAGCTTTGCGAAACGCTCCTCGTCGGCGTCGAAATGGAACATGTCCTTAGACAGGGAGTATCCTTCCAGCGACCTGTTAGTGCCAGTTACATAGTAGATTATGTGCCCAAGGAACGTAAACTCGGTTCCTAGCGAAATCATTTCCTCTGACACGACGAACATGGCCTTTATGGTGCGCAGGAACGCAGGGTTGCGGTTTCGGCAATCCTCAAGGAAACTTTCGTCGCTTGCTGGAATCGCGTATGTGTTCAGCGACGTCGGCATGTTGTTTCCCGGCCTGTTGTACATGTTAACCTTTGCGTCTAGCTGCGAGTAGTCCTTTCCGTTTCCGAATCCGTATCCGTTTACCTGCAACTGGTATCCGTACCAGTCCGAAGTGTTTGAGTACGTTGGGTTGCTGAACGAACTTCCTGCCTGTATTGTGCCAAGTTCTCCGCTCTGAATCTGATTGTATCCAGCCGTGCTGGCAATGACGATGTACTTGGTTCCAGAGCCTACAGGAACGTACTTGGAATCCCTCACGACTGACTCGTCATCGAAGTTGACGTCAGGGGCAAGCAGGTATCTGTTGTTATTGATTGGGTTCGACAGATATGCGTCAACATCAGACGCATATACTGGAGCGTGTCCCCTTTCAAGCATCATGTAAGTGAGACGAGCACTATCAATAAAGTTAGTCCATACATCAGGTCGTAGATAAACAACCGTAGTATTAGGAGCAGAGTAAGACACATCGCCGACAAAGAAGTACCAACGACGAACGCCACAATCAGTCTCGTTCTGTATGAGCGCTTCCTTTGACGTTGCGAGTGGAATGTCCACAAATAGGTAGTTGTATCGACATGCGACGTCGTATGGCAGAGGTAGCTTGATTGAGCCGTCTGGAACGACTCTGGCATTGCTCGTGAGCTTGAGCGTGAACGAGTCCTCAATCGCGTCGAACCATTTGTCTCTTGCATTGTCGTCCTCGAACTTAACCACGTTTGTGTAATCGTTGTTCCACAATACGTTTACAAGATGAATCTTAGTGTCTGGAACCCATCGAGTGTAATCGAACGTGTTCTTTAAGGCATACGGAGAAGCGGTCTCGATGTTTGGAAACTTGGTGTCCGCCAGATGCGAGAAGTCCATGCAACCTCCTTTCGTTATGAGATGTGGCGGAACTGATAATAGAAAATCAGTTCCGCCACGACAGATGCAACAGCCAAGTGCAAAGCTACGGAACTATGCGGACGCCGTTACAGTGGCAGTTACGGTTGCAGTGTACTCTCTTGTCTCGCCACTGGGGTTGACGTAGGAGCTGGTGACCTTGACTGTGATTACATCGCCATAGTCGAGCTTGTTGGAGACATGGAGAACTCCGTACTCGTCAACTCGCGTGGCAGGGCTGTTGACCACATCGCCAGTGGAAGTCTTTACAGTAGTCTCGTAGGTCGCAGCATTGGGAGCAACCTTGATTCCATCGACGTTGGCAGGGTCGAGCGTGCCAGTGAGCTTAACCTTAATTGCCGTGGTATCGCCCTTGTCGGGAGTGTCGTTGTCGATTGTCGCGGTCATTCCAGTCACGGACTGAGTCACAGTGGTGACGCTGGTACCATCACCAGTTGTGAACATGATTGCTGGAACGAACGGAGAAACACTGTAGATTCCCCAGTGATGCAGGAAATAGTTGGTTCCGAGGGTCTTTGGGTTATAGGCACTGGTAGTCTCGTAAACGGTGTCACGGCACTGGAAGAAGTCCTCAGTGGTGAGAAGCGCGACGCAATCGTTCACGGGGAACTCGTCAACGACCACGGTACGATACTTGATATCGGCCTTGTCGAGCTGGAACACGCCAGCGAGGGTCTGCACGTCAACGTTTGCCTGAACGTCTGTGGTAATGAGAATAACGAGCTCGGTCGGCTTTACGAAAACCGGAACGTCCTCGATTGCGCCAGAGTTGTAGATGGTGCTCGGGAACCTGAGCCTTCCAGCCATGGAACGGACAGCTGCAAGAAACTCCTTGCCAGTCGCTTCGGTGGTAGGAGCGCCACTGAGCTTGTACTTGTAGAATCCCCATGCGTGCTCGTAGTAGGCAATGAGCTGCATCATGATTCGGTACTCGTCGTATTCGTCGCTGTTCATTGGAACGGAGAGAATGGCCGCGACGAGCTTGTTGAGTCCGTAGTTGTCGGTGAACGCGGTACGCAGCTCTACGTCATTGATGGTAATGTCGTAGCGGTCGCGACGGTTCTGGGAATGATACCAAGTGGCAACGTCTGGACGAGCCATCTTGAACACGTCCTCGGCGTCATCCACATACGAATGCGCTCGAATCCACTTCGGAATAATCTCCTGCAAGGTGTCGCCATACATCATCTTGCTCTTCTTGAACACTACTCCGAGAGGGTTCTTGTAGCTCTGCTGATGCACGAACGTGTCCCCGATGCGCATGACGAGCTGGTCGATGAACTGGTTGAAATACTGCCTGTTCATAGGCTCGAACAGCGCGTCGATGGTTGCCTGGATGTTGCCCTGAGTTGGTTCTGGAATTCGCTGCTGGAAGTCGTTGGTTCCATTCAGCCAAACGTCCCTGATGATTGTTGCGTTGTCAGTTGCCATGTCTTATGCTCCTAGTCAATGTCATCAATGGACAGGTCGAGAACGCTGCTCCTTGCAGCGCCGACGTTGTCATCGTCAGATGGGTCGGTATCGTCCACGTCATAGATTACGCCGTTTTCTACTAGCGCGCTCTGCGTGGACACAATCTTGTTCATGGTTCCGTTCATGCGCTGAATCATTTCCTCAATCGCATCGAGTCGAGAGTCGATGCTACTGGTGTCAGAACCAGTGTCGCTACCAGTCTGCCCCGTGTCTGGCGCTTCTGTGTTTCCCTCGTTCACCTCCTGCACATCGTCTTGCGTCTCGTCAATGTTGTCCGTATCTTCCATGTGTTTCTCCTTCCAGCGTAACGACTTTATATGGCAAAGCGGCTAGGAGACTGCCGTGCAGCTCCTAGCCACATTATACGTCGAACGAACGAAAACCGCAATCCGTTGAAACGACTGATAGGGTTCGCTTGGCGTGCGCGGAACTCAATCCGTATCTCTCGCACAGCCAATACTCACATCATGCGGAACGTCACCCGACAAACCTATTCTAGCACAGAACTCGTTCAGCTCATTCTCATGTCTTAAATATCGACCGCATATCTCGTGGTCCTCGTTGTTGGACTGTTCGTGGCTGTTGAAGCAGCTCGTGAAATAAGTGCAATCACCACATGTAGCCATTTTGTATCCTCTCAACGTATGCGTATCGTATGTATCTTCTGTCAGTTAACACATGCATCGCGTCGAACGTCCACGTGTTCTTGTTGTACAGCTCCCAGCCATCGCGTACAAGATACCGTAATGCTCCCCTCCTTGTCCTGAACGTTTGTTTGATGTGTTTCCATCTGCATTCGTTGGTAACAACGTCTATCGTCTGAATGCGAATCACCCACACGTATCTCACCTGATTCCAAACATCTGTAGCACGTCACCGAACTTCATCATGACGTCCTCGCTCTCGTACCTGAGCAACCCATAGGTGTACATGTCCAGCACGTATCTCATGGTGCTGCCCAAATGCGTCGCAGCCACGTAGTTTATTGATGCGTCCTGTCGTGTGAGAGAGTAGACTGGCCTTCCAGTGTTGTTCGGTATGTTGTCGGTAACGTGATAGTAGCCGTCCATCTGGTCTAGCCATATTCCGAACTTGTTCCCATTGCACACTATACCGAACGAAAAGCGCGCGTTCTTCGGCTTTTTCTTTACGAACTCCGAGTTAATTCGCACGAACTCGTTTTCCAAGGCCACCTTTCCAGCTTCGGTGTTGGCCATCATTCGTCCAGCAACGGTACCTATCGCCTTTTGAGTACCGTACTCTCCTGATGGTACGTAGTGCATCAGGAACGTCTTTTCGGCGTACCACCTATAGCCGAATTTCAAGTCTGTGCCTACTCCATATGCCGCAAAATAAGGATTAGCCAAATCACAAGCATTGCCAAGTAGATACACACGGGGAGTAATACCCTTGGTATCTGCTCGTTCACGAGAGACAGTATCAACCAAGTTAGCCAGTACGCCGAACTCATTAGGCAGATAGCGATGATACCTGTCCGACCGTTCCAATATGGCTTCATCGAGTAGAATCCTCCTTACGTTGTCAAACGTTCTTTTCTTCATCCTCTGTGCGTCGCTGAGCGCTACGAAATAACCGAACATCTTCCAGAACGGTTTCTTCTTGTCATCGTCTGGTTTCTTTGCGATATAAGCATAACGAGCGTCAGTTCTAAACACGTAATCCTTAAACTCAGGCAGTTTTTCTAGCCTGTTGAAGTATCCATCAGAAACTCCGCTTAGCTCGTTCTTGTATCGCGTAACTTCAACGAAACGCCACTCGTGGCGCAGATAGTCGCGTATGAACTGCCTGCGCAGGCCGAACGTCTTTCCAACGCCACGAGCTCCGATTACCATAGTAACGTCAGCGTCATACGAGAGGGTCTTTTCCCAGTCGTAGTATTTTTTCATTTCTCCACTTCGCACTCCATGATAGTCTCTATGCCGTTATCTCCGTCTCGCTTTACCCATATGCGGTTTCCGTCCGTTCCTACGTATCTGCATGTGGTGTCAACCTCTCTACCATACACGTCACGCAGGTACGTGACACTGCTCAGGTTCGTGGCCTTCAGCGTCTCTCCCAACCACCTACCTGCTGGATACAGCGCTGGTGACTGGTGCGACGTGACGTGTCGCGTTATTCCGTTGCAATCGGTCACGTCTTTGTCGTACCTGCTGTTGGCACGTGGCTGGTGCTTTTCCAATGCGTGTGACACCGATGGTTCCACGAACACGTTGTAGCCAATAGTCTCCTGCAACACGTAATCTATCGGATAGTGCTTTGCCAGTTCCGTTATGACTGTTTCCATGTTTATCTGACCGATAGGACGCCTAAGACCTGCGCACGTAACATGTGCCTTGCCGTCGAAAGACACGCGGCACTTGTTCCAAAGCTCTATGTGCATCTCGTAGTGGTGCCCTATGTTCTCTATGTCGAACGAGCCGATTCCATGCAATGTGGATGCCATCTTCGGGAACGTCTTTCGCACACGTCTCATTGCAACGTTTATGGCATTCTTCGATGCAACTGCTATAGGCTCCAATGCAGCTTCCAGCTCGTCGTCAGTAACGTCTGCGTCACAGGCGCATTTCATCGAGTCTGTGTCCCCACCCAACACACGGCAACGAGTTCCCATCGCTCTGTGGAGCAGTTCCATCGAGATGACCATATGCAGCCTGCTTCCACCCACGATGCGCAATCCGTAGGTATAAAGCACTCGCAAGTTCCCTGGCTTGTGCTCGTCGTAGTTTTCTGCTGTGACTCTCGTTTCATCATCAATTACCAACTCTCCGTTTTGCACCTTATAGGATGGTCTGCGAACGTCCTGAGCCTGAGTCCCATAGATACCGTTGAACATACCCTTTACGGTTCCAGTATACCAGCTCTCGAAGAACTGTGGATTGCACGTTCCAGCTTGCAGCTCTTTCGCAATCCCATCTGGAATGCCTGATAGGTTGTATTTATATGGCTCACCATAGTTATAGTGCTTGCTTATGAACTTAGCAGCGCTCTTCATCTCGAAAAGCTCGTTGCTTTGAAGCGTCACGAAATCTGGTGGAACCCTGAACTTTGCGGATGCCTCACCAAACAGTGATTCCAGAGAATCCCACTCGTATACCTGTCCCATGCACCAAAGTTCCAGCTCGGAAAGATTCATTATCACCTCTTTAGCTGCATACAGCTTTCCGAATGCGAACTTTCCTCCAGTTACAACGTCATGCCAACCATAGCTTCTGATGTAGTTGTCTGCTTCGATGTTGCGCGCATCCTCGCCATAGTTTTCCTCATACTGCAACGAGCGCTTGAACTTTGATGCTGGCTCTAGGGCTATTCCCCATTCATCAAAACACGTTCCCTTTCTTATGCGTATATTGGTTAGTTTCACGCGAGCATGTATGGCTACATCGAATGGCTTCTCGTAATGAGAAAGAATTTCTTCAAGTTTCGTGTTTAGTATCCTTTTGCAAAACACCTCAATGTCGTGATTCGAGCATATTACGAACTCTTCTGGTTGCAGCCTACCATTTATGAACGTATGGTGCATACTGGTTACATCAAGTGATACAACGTTGTGTACAACCATGCTTGCAGTAGCAGCAGCAGTGAACGTGAACCCTCCGCGGAAACATGCCTTTCGTAATGCGTATTGAGCGAACGTATTAGCATCCTCTGCTTTGCAGTGCTCCATGAATGCCTTGTCAAGCGATAGTTTCTTTCCATCACGCTTACCTACCTGTATCCTACCTATCTCGCGTCTCGCCATCTGCCTAACGATTGACGTTTTGGTTAGTACCCTGTTTCCAAAGTCCTCTTGCTTCATCCACTCGTTTGCTCGTAGAAGATATCTCAGATACATTGGTATGACCTGCGTATCTCGCCCTGCGTAAAACTTTTCATCATCAGACAGTTCGGTATCTGGAGTACGAATCAGGTCATAGTTCCAATCACCAATGGCCTTTGGAAGTCCTGCCGTCTCTCCCATTGCGGCCAATCCGCGCATCTCAAGGTGATATGTGTCCCAGAAACGCAGTAGCATGTTGTCTGTATCCTGCTCGTACAAATCTATAGTGTATACGTTAGTGCTACTCTGAGCATTTACCTGCATGTCATATTCTGAGTCAAGAAGTTCCATTAACGGTTGTAGGTCGAACATCAGGTTATACGCGCAAATAATTGGAACCTTGCCATCAATTTGCCCAATCTTTATGTAGTCGCGTATGGCCTGCATCATTTCTTCCTCGTGCCTATAGAACCTAATGTCATCATCGCGTTCAGGCTCATAATTACGCAAGTCAACGTGTACGATACGGTTATCTATGAACAAAACTGGAAAAGCCCTTGTATCCTCTCCCTCTCCTATGTTCGTTGTCTCTGTATCGTATGACGCTGCAATTTCAAACTTCCTGCGTTTCCTCATAGCATCATCTTCCAGAGCAACATCATCAGTGGTATCGTATTCGCTACATTGGAGCGACCGGAGAAACCTCTGCTGATACTGCGCCAGATACAGCCGAAACATAACGAAATTCGTCGTCGTTATCCTGTATGGTTTCATATGCCCACTTCTTTTCAGCATCAGTGTAGTCATCTGGATTTGCAAGAATTTCGTTTGCTTTCTCTACGTCCTTGTTGCGCTGACCTGAAAGAACATCATTGAAAAGTTTTTCAAGGTCACGCTGATGATAGTATTTCAATATGGCTTCGTTTCGCTGCTCAACTGGAACATTCTGCCATGCTTTCTGTGTTGCACGATAGAATATTTGTACTTGTGACTTAGTAAGGCCGCTAACCTCCTCACCAGCAGTTCGTTCTGTGCTCTGTGATGGCCCTTGAATGCGCTGGTTCGATGCCATGTTCATACGAACCTCGAACGACCTGTTCTTTTGCCTTGGAACCTTAAGCGGGAACTCTTCAAGCAAGCTATTTAATTTGTCTATTCCTCGCGAAACCTGCTTGCTCGTGTGCATACGCTTACCAGTCTTTGTGCTGTAGGTTCGCGTATTGCTTATGGCCCTCTGTATGCGCTTTATGTCCTTTCTTATACGGCTCTTTATGTTTGCATTTGTTGTGTCGTTAAGCTGCGCTTTCAAGTCAGCTATTCGACGTTGCGCCTTGTCTCGCGCATTCCTAGCGCGTTGATAATTGCTTGACATATCAACACCTCCTTAGAGAAAATAAAAGCGCAGAACGGAGTTTATTTTCCTCCGCTCCGCGCTCCGAGTCGTTATATCTTGCGTTTAGTCTTATGCAGGCACGATGGTCTTGAGAGTGTTGCCGTTGTTGAGTTTCTGTGTGATGCACTTGACAGGAACACTATTTCCATTGGCAAGCTCCGCACCCCAAAGAGCCACGATTACCTTGACACTACGAGTCACGCCATCAGACTGCGAGAAATAAACTGTTCCATCATCAGCAATAAGATAGTTGTTGGTGCAGTCATTACCAGACACGGCACGAGTACCTGGAGTAGTGATAACTCCAATCAGGTTAATTACCTCGTTCATCTTGTCCTTGAGCGGAGTGGAGCCATTAAGGGCCTGTGCGACCTGCTTCTTACCCTCAGTGGTAGTTATGTCAAGAGTACAAACATATCCCTGCGGAATGTTGAATGCATTGTCCTCGATGATAGCTGCGTTCTCAGACTTCACGATGTTCTCTGCCATTTTAGTTACTCCTCTTCATCAAATGATTTACGTTCAGTTACTTGGTCTGCTTCCTGCACGAACTTCTCGATTGGCATCGAGTAGTATGCGCTTCGATGCTTCACGGATTCGACCAAAACCTGCTGCGTTCCTAGCTTCTTACGAACAGCGTTCGTGGCCCTCGTTACGTCATTGTAATCTCCATAAAGCTCCACTTCCTCATGCTCTACGTCTCGCCCGTTCATAACCACGCATGTACATGTAGTTACCGTTACCTTCCTTCCAATCCGCGTCGACATTCCCATCTTGATTCACCTCCAATGCTATGCTATGCTTTCCATGAGCAAAGGCGGTTCCCCCGTCTCGCTGTGCTTCATGATACCACAAGTTGTGGTGCGAAAGCAAGGGGAAATTTTGCCAATTTCTGAAATCGTTTTGCTTTTGAGCGTAATGGGTAAAAGTACAAGTTACAA